CTCCTTTGAAGTCGTTCCCTAATGTTGGATTCAGCTTAATCAACTCTTTCCGCAAGCCTCCAGCAAGCTGCGGACTGGCATTAATGATCTGGTTCCAATCCTGCGCATGCAAAGCTCCTGCCGACATTGCCTGTGAAAATGCAAGTGCTACCGAGGAATATTCCCTTGCACCTCCGCCAAATACAGCAACTGCATTACCGACTGCTTCCGTCAACTTGTCTGCGTCTTTTATTCCATTTGCCGAAAGTGAGCCGAATGTACTCATAACATCCTGCAGGGAGAATACTGTTTTATCTGCATATGTTTTTAATGTACCTGTGGCGCCGGCTATTCTTTGTATTTCCGCTTCGGAATACCCGGAAAATCTCATAGCTGCCTGCAACTTATACATGGAATCCGATGTTTCTATCGTCTCTTTCGACAAATCACTGACTGAATTTGTCACCAGCGACATCGCCTTTCCACCGATTGCAGCCATTGCACCGAATCCAAGACCGCCGGTGAGAGTAGTTTTCAGATTATTTGCATATCCCTGGCATGATTTCATAATGGATGAAAAGTTTTTGTCCTGCGCTGATAATATTGCTTTTACACTATACGATTCTGCCATCCTCTCACTCCTCTCTATCCAGCAGTTTGGTTATTCCAGCAAACCTGGATGGTTTCCTTCGATTCTTCATTTTTTTCAATTCTTTATCAAAATCAAAGAACTGCCGGAATCTCTTGTAAACTGGTTTGGTCTTGCCTTTACCGACTTTCTTTTCTGCCTTTACCGCAAAATTCAAAAATGCCTGACGATGTTCGTGTAAACTCTCGTCAAGCATCCGAAGCTCCAAAACCTCCATCATAAGTTCATATTCCGCCAATGTCAGCTGATCCACCTGTTTAAATGACGTGAAGCCAAAATACCGGAAGCAATTCCTTGCTACGGTTGTATATAGGTCTTCCTCTTCTACTGCTCCTGAGCTTGCCGTTTCTTCGCCATCTGTTCCTCGTACTCTTTCAAGATCTCTTTCACTGCTTTCTTGGTAGCATTTGTTTTCGATAAAAAATCTTTTGTTTTCTCCATGAGCTCATCGATGTCTACTTCTTCCGAATCAATGTAAGAATCTAACATTGCCTTTGTTACTCTTGGATTCTCTCCCTTATTCGCCAAATCTAACAGATCTACCAGTGCATTCGGTTCCTGATCAACCACAACACTAGCGATCAGATACCTTGCTCCTATTTCTTTTGTGGTTCCCTGCATTCCCTGAACCGGAACTACGGTAAGCTTATTTGCTTCTCTTAAGAATCCCATCCCGAATTTAAACTGATATACTGTTCCATCAATAGTAAGTTCCATCATATTGTTTTATCTCCCTTCTGTGCGATGTCGCACATCAAAAAGAGGACGATTCTTCTCGCCCTCTTAAGCTCCTGTCTTCTGAGTGTCTGCAAATACATATGCTGCTACTTCCTGCTGTTCTGCAGTAACCGTTGCATAGCCATCTACGCCTTTTCCTTCCAGTCCAAATGTCAATGATAACTCAACATTATCCTCTGCATTGGATGTCTTATCGATTTCCGTAAGATATCCCTGGAAGTATTTTGCCTTAAATTTATCAGTCGAGCTTGCCTGCGGCTCTGCTAAGTTTACTTCCCAGATCTCCATCTTTTCGTCATCATCGAGTGCTGCTTCCAGCTCATCGATGAACTTATCTCCTTTTTTTAAAAGGCTTGATGCTGTGATTTCTCCTTCTGCTGCTCCCGGTGTACGTACTGTGCCGTCTTTTGTCACTGTCGAATCAGCGTCCTTCGACTTTGTACGTTCATTTTCTGTCGTAAATGCAAGTGCTGTTGCATCATGATCTTTCTCTGTACTCAGGATACGGTACAGATATACGATCTTTTTTCCTGCTACTGCTTCTGCAAATAACTGCAGTCCAAATAACTTTCCGTTCTTCACTATTGTCATCTCCTAACTAAATTTATATCCCACTTCCAAAATTCCCATAAGAAGCGGCTGTTTCGTTGTATTATCCGGCGTAATTCTTTGTGTTGGTCTCTGCATATTCCAGGCATAGTGCGCTGTATGTTCGATAGACCTGCAGATCTTTTTGATATCTGCTAAGATACCAGATACCGTTCCTCTCTGCCGTATATTATCATGCCAGACTTTCAACGTCAGATTAGCCTCGCCGATAATCTCATTTTTTGTAGCCTGATCACTCTCGGAGCAATCCGCCAGGTAAACAAAGGGATACGGCGTGTCCTCCGGCGGTAAATCCGTGTCATACACACCAACTCCCGTATCCTCATATTTTTCTTTCAATGCCATCAAAACAGCACTGAACAATTCCTGCTGTGGATCCATCTTATCACCTCACAAGTTCCTTCATATCTGCCTTGAATTTTTCCTTCTGTTCTTCAAATGCAGGCTTTAAATATGGTTGAGCCTTCATAAATCTTGTACCCAATTCTACATACGCCCCATACTCTGCTGTTGACTCGACTTCTGCCGTTTTCCCACCATCTGTAATTTCCAAAGCAATTTTTCGCCTCAAATTTCCTGTATCAATTGGTGCATTCTTTTGTGCCGTTTTCTGCAACTGCGCACCGTTTTTTTTCACAGTTGCTTTTACTTTCGATAAATCCAGATTTTTAGTTAATTTAGTCTCCAACTTTTCAAAGCCTATTAGCTTTACTCCCATCACATCACCTCCGACACAACATATATCTGCTTCGTCCGGAGCTTCCTGCTGAAATCTACACCGTATGTTTTATTCCCTACGCGAATCCTGTCAAACGGCTTGTCATAATGATTCTGCAAGTGAATGGTAAGGCTGCCTTCCTTAATCCCGGAATAGACAAGCATCATCGTATTCGTACCGGTATCCATGACTGAGGCAGACTTCATATCTTCCGATATCGTGTCTTCCCCGTAATTACCGGTAGCCGGATCATACTCTCCAGGGGTGAGTTTCTGGAAGTATATTGGTGTGTCATATCTCATAGGAATCTCACCTTACCTTTCTTTGATTCTTTCTGATCATCCAGATATGCCCGGATGTCATCCATATATCCCGCAAAATCATTCTCCGACCAAGAAAGACTTTCTCCCTCAACACTGTGAGAGGAAAGTCCTTCCGAACCGATTCTGTTGAACCGTATGATTGATACATCCAGGATGATATAATTCATCTCTTCCGGAGGTTCCAATCCCCCGAGAAGAAAGCGCAGTCTTTGCTTAGTAGCCTTTAAAATCAGCAATAATTTATTTTCCAAGGCTCCGTCTATTTCTTCCGGCAGTCCCAACAAGGCTTTCAGATCTTCAATCATACGATCCTCCTATTCTGCCGGCTCTTTATTTTCGGGTTCCTTCTTTCCGGCTTCTGGTGGTTTTTCATCGACATCTGTATCGGTCACATTATCCTGATCCTTTTCTACCAATTCGATCAGCGGAGTGTGCTGTTTGTTGTTACTGCCGGCCAGCTCCTCGATTCTTTCTTTGCTGACATCTACTCCTTCACGAGGGAAGATATCTCCCTCGTTATAGGAATGATCGTTATCATGTAGATCAATAAAATGCTTGATTACCTTATACATACTTTTTTACCTCCTATGCTCCCGGATTAACCGTTACAGTCACATCACCGGAACGAACAGCTTTGTAGTTCTGATCACACTCAACTAAGGTGATGTGATGACCTGCTGTTGAAGTAATCTCTGATTCACCGTCCCACTTAGACCAGTTCTTAACATCCATGCCGTAAGTTACTGCTGTTGCAGCTGCAGCATCTTTGTACTTCCAGCAGTTTCTCATTGACATTAACTGCTCTTTCACTGTCAGCTTTGTGGTTCCTGCTTCTGATCCAGCCTCTGACGTTACGTTTAACGTTCCTAATGTCTGTGTATCGGATCCTCCTACAGAAATATATGCAATAGCATCCAAATACTCACAGAAAAGACGCAGTCCCATAATTGCAAAGTTGTCGGATATCATGCGGCCATAGCTTCCTTCTGAGTGGAATCCGATAAATCCTGTCTCAGGATCCGTTGTAAATACAAGTCCTGCTTTTGCAAACTCAGAATCTCCCGGATTAACATAATATGCAACCATGTTGTTGAGCGGAGTTGCAATAACCACATTCTCCGGAATCTCAGAGCTGATGAATACAACGTCTGCTCCAAGGAAGTTCTTCATGTATTCAAATCCAAATGCGGTCTGCAATGTAATATCCGCTGCGCCCACATATTTATATACATCCAGAGTGTTCACCCACGCAGCAACGCCTGTCACAGTTCTCTTCATCTTCTTGAACTTGTCTTTAACTTTACCAATTGCCATTGCAACAGCCATCTGCCATGTAGACTCGTGTCCTACCAGTGATCCAGCCATTAACTGCTTATAGAATTTGTCACTGACTACATTTCGAAGATCTGACTTGAACTCCTCATCTGTATCTTGTACAGCTGCTTCATATCCCTTGTCGGCAATTGCTTCCAGAGATACACCTTTTCTGTACTTCTCAATCTTGATCTTATCAAATGTCTGTTCCTCTACTGTGTACTGAGACATTGGAATCTCTTCACCTTCTCCAACCTCTCCGGACTTCAGTGTTCCTTTTACTGTCTTGGTCTTTAACTCTGATCCATTTTCTTTTCTGATCATTCTGGTAATTCCCAAAATATCTAACAGTGCCTGCAGGTTCTTGCCAAAGGATGTAACAAAGTCAATCTCTCTGGCTTTTACCTGGATCTGCGCTTCTCCTGTCAGGTTATTCGGCGCTGTAAATACCTGCAGACCTAATCTTCTAATATCATGCATGT